GCAGAGGTTAAGGTAGAGATACCTAACTGCCTTGACTTGTTTATAATGGTGTAATCGTGTCTTTGTAGGAGTCTAAGAACTTTTTCCTGAAACGGGTAGAGATTAAAGGTCATCCTACCTCTAGTAGGGTGTTGAATAGTGTAGTACTTCTTCATGAAGTATACAGGATCTTGCTTACACCGTATTAATTCTTGTTTAATTGCATCACCTATAGCTGTACGCGTGGTTGTCATTTATAAAAATTTATAACCCCTCAAGCTAGATCGTCTTGATCATCCTCTAATTCAGGTTGCATAGCCTTTTGAATATCGGCTCTCAATTTTTTAATTTGTGTAGGAATATTACCAATAGCGGCTTTATATTGATCTAGACTTAATTGTCCGCTCTTAAGCTGCATTAGTAATGCATCTTTTTGGTCTTCTAGACCTTTTAATTTAAGTTCTTTAGTATGTAGATTTTTAGTCTGTCTATCAGTCCTAACGCTTGTTGGTGCCGGTTCTTTTTCTACTTCGCCTCCAAAATCTTCCTTCTCGTCATCGGATTTATAAGGATTATCAGCATCAGGATCAAACATTTCTTCATCACCTTGTTCCGCTCCCATGGCCAGTTTTTCGGCATCAGTTTTAGTCATGCCACCGACATTATCCTCTTCGTTCAACTTGGAACGCTTAGTTAATCTGTTCTCTACTAAGAACTTTGGTAGATTAAATATCATAGTGTCGTTTATTAATAAATAGTTTAAAGTAGTGAATCAGAAGATATATCTGTAGGAGCTATAACTTTCTTCTGGGTTAGCTTTTCCTTCCATTCTGCTTTTGAATACCGGATTCCGTAAAGGTAATATTCGGGTGCTTTGCCTTCATTTTCGGCATAAATCAGAGCCGGTCCGTCTACAGAATGCATTTTACTAACCTGTCCATCGACTTGTAAATAGCTAATAGTTTTTCCGCAAATAGTATTTATTGTTCTAACAACGCTTTTTGTTCTCATGCTCTAGGTTTTATTGATAATAAGAAAAAATATTCAAACCTCCAACAAAAAACCCTCCGAATTTGGAGGGCTTTACTGACTGAGCAGTTTTTTATGCTTTAAGGCTATCTATCCATTTGTATACCTCTAGTTCTTTTTCTGTGTCAACGTAGTTACCAAACTCTGTTATTTCAAAAAATCCTCTTTTTTCTCCTTCAGCTACTATTTTCTCTACAGTCAACCCTGGTTTCAACCTTACCGGTTCTGGTTCGTCGTCTTCTTCATCTGCTGCAGAAGCAATATCTAACCAGTAGCAGGAGCCGCCATAATCGGCAAGCGCAAATAATGTTTGCTCCCAACTATCATCACTGATAAAAACTGTATAGCTTGGACTATCTAATAATCTATCAACCGTTACTGCAAATTCAGGCATGTCTGATAAGTCGAGATCATCGTCCTCTTTTAAAAGACCTGCAATCTTTTGCATTTTACGGACTTCGTCAAGTAGTGCTCTTTTTTTCATATTAAGCTTCTGTTTTTTCTGCTTCAGCTTCTGCCGGCGGTGTTTCTTCTTCAGCCTCTTCTGGTTCACCTGCTACCTGTTCTTCTCCTTCAGGACCCTTAGTCTCAATGGGATTACCGACGGATAATATACGTGCGATAGCATTAGTACATCTCTCTCTTTCCCCGATTGTCTGTAGGTAAAACTTCTTTCCCGCTACTGTCGCCTCGTAGGCCTTACCTAGGAAGGTGAGCATGAAAGTTTGTCCATTGTGAAGAACTATTTTAAAAGTGGTGGGCTTGGGTGCAACAATGTATATACCTGTAATATAGTCTTTAAAAGCGGGAGACATTAGCATCTCCAAGGTTTTTCTGAGGGTTGGATACTTCTGTAGTATGAAATTAATAGGATCATCTTCAAAAGATTTAACTTTTGGTTCCATCCTCTCAACTTCGTTGAGTATCAACCTTCTTATGATATCTCTATTTGTCATATTAAGCTAATAACGCGTGATACTCTTTAAAATGTTTGATACGATCGGCAAGTCCAATTGTACCTCCGTTTACGAGTTTAGTTATTTTAGTTACTACAGCATCGGTGGCACCTTGATCGGCTACTGCATTGATCTTACGGCTATTCCAGTACCAGGCAGCTGATAACAAAGGATACTTTGTAGCAACAAGGTCAGGGTTGGCTAAAATATCTACACCGACTGCTTTACCAAATGCAGTATAATTATCCTTTCCTGTTAATTGAATGTATCCACGTCCTCTATGTTTCCACCCGTCTCCAGATGCCTCTGGGCCGTTACCCATTCTACCTCCGTAAATTAAGTTGGCGATCTTTTCGGGCTTACGCTCGTATAATTTAGCTTTTTCTGGTGTAGGAAAATACTTTTTAAAAAGACCGAGTAATCCCTTTGCACCGTAATTTAAATTCTCGTTTACTACTCTAAAATTACCGCTCTCGTGTCCGCACTGAGAGAGAAAATGTGCAAGGCGCAAAGGCGTATTGATAGCAAACTTAGTTCCTACTTCAGGAATCTGAGCGATTACAGTATCGGGTACGTGTCCTTTTAGTTTATCTAGATTCATTTTACCTAGCTTTTTGGTTTTTTACCTGCCTTTTGTAACGCTATTGCAATAGCAGCTTGTTGTGCTTTGCTATGTGCTTTCTCTTCTATTCCGTATCCAGGACCTGGTTCTTGCATACGGCTAGATTCGCCGGCTAAATACTCAGCTACTGAATGCATATAGTCGGCAGCAAGTGAGATATATGCCGATACCCATCCTGGTAAATTATCACCTTCACCTACCATATGGTCAATTTTAGAGGCGTTAGAGATCATATCTCTCAACTCGTTCTTTGCCATACCGGCCTCGTGATCGTGTCCGTGATTCCAGTCACGTGCACACTCGTTGCATTGGCCTTCTGGTAGTAAATGTTTTAGCTTTATCATTTTAAAGATTTTTAACCAATTATGCTTATATTACGGGGAGCTTTCGCATAAAACTCTGCGTCAGGAAATGCATACATGTACTCCCCCGAAGGTAGCTTATATACTCCAAATGTTCCACCATACTTGTCGTTTTGGTAAACGGTTTCAACGTTACCACTTTCCAGGTTCTGAATATCTTCTTCGGATGCATCTAAAGTAAAAATATCATCTCGATTACCTTGATCTCCAAAATCAATATCAGCAATATTAATAGTTTTTTCGTTAATACTCTCTTTTAGAATACCGGCAATTTTTTGCATCCGACGAATTTCGTTCAGTGTTTGCTTTATCATGATAATAAATAGTTAGCAATGATAGTTTAAATATCTTTGAAGTGCTTTTGCGTAATGAGTCCCTTTATTTTTTAACTTGGATTTAGCAGATCTTACTCTGGAACATGATAGTTTTCCTAGTCTTTTTTTAAGGATTCCGGGTTTTACCGGGTCATCTATTCCTTCATCTAAATCTTCTAAACCTGTATCATCTTTCTTAAGATCTTTTTCTATATCCTTCATCGTATTTGTAGCCCATTGTTTTTGATCAGGTGTCAATTCATCATTAACAGCGTTTTCTACAAAAGAAATAAATTCGTCTTCACCTAATTTGTATACTTGAGCAAAAAACAATTCACGAACGCGTGCATCTTCTATATTACTCTCATTATATAATTTTGAGATAGCATCATAAAAAAATTTACCAAACCGTAAATCGTTTGGTTCATTAGATACCTTATCTACAGCTCCGACAATGGCTTGATTTTTTTCTTTATCTGGACCAAATCCTTCTGTACCTACAATTTCGTATAATCCTTTTACTATTTCGTGAACGAGTACTGGGAAGCAGATTGCTTTTGCTTTAATAACAAACTGTTCGTTTTCTTCGTCATACTCCATTTTACTTTCACCGCCTTGCATTTGACCTCCAGCACCACCCCTCTGGGCAAGGGCGGCAAGCATCATAGCAATCGCGTTTGGGTCATCATAGACACCAAAAGATAGTTTTAGTATTTCGTTATATTTTTGAACTAACTCTGGATTAATTTGATCTAAATATTCTCTAAAAAGCATAAAACCAAAAGCACCTCTAATAGAAGCACCTTGAGTAATACCATTAATTATACGACGTTTTGCTTTTAATTTTTCAGGATCTCCTTCCCCGAAGTCAGGTAACGATGGATCATCCTGAGGTGGAGGTTCTTGAATATTCATATCACCCGTACCTACAATCTTACCGTCGATTTTTATATTGGCGTAATCAATAATAGGATAGGCGTCGGTAACAATTTGTGCAGCTACCATCTCCAATTCATCTCGATAGTCTTTTTCTGCTTCTATTATTTCACCTAGTAGTTGCTGGGATTTCATCATTGCTTGCATCATGTTCTTGTTACCAAGCATTTGACGTAAAGATTCCCCGGACTTACCCTTAAGGGCGTTCATAGTCTTAGGTGAAAATATTTTTTCGTATTCTATTTCTAGAAGTTTAGCCATTCTTTTTAGTTGTTCTAAAACGTTTAACGATTTTATCTAACATTTCAGCTTCTTTCATTGAAGCTTTGGCTTTAGGTGCAGGTTTAACATCGGGGTTACCTAGAGGACGGCGAGGCTTTGGTTTACCTGGTGCTTTAGTAGGCGGTTCGGCTACGCCCGGTTTTTCTTTTGGTTTAGAAGGAGCAGGTGCATTCTCCACTATATTCTTCTTCACAATACGGCGTAGTATTTCTACTATTACTTTCTTATTCATGTTTCTTATTTATATGCTTACGCAAAATTTGTTTAAACTCTTCTAGATTATTAGGGTTAGTATCTAAATAACTTCTTATTAAATATTTTTTAGCTTCTGCCAGGTTACGTTGACGTAGTGCTGTTATCAAATCTCTAGGTTCGTCTAATTGTAGAGCTGCTTGACCAGGTATCAGTAAATATTCTCTATTACCCGGATATACCTTAATTGAAATTACAGTTTGACCGTTTCTAAGTCTTATTATATACATACGGCTCTGGCCTACAGCTATTGCATCTGTTACAATTCCGGCAGTACCTAATAACTGGTTTCTACGGCGAGCACCTCCATCAGTTAAGCGGTTGAGAGGAGCTGCGTTATCAATATTCAATCTACGTCTATCTCGGTCTGGGAGTCTATTAAATTGCACGGCTGCGCCTAATTCGGTCATTTTGTCTCCTACACTAATGTTACCTACCGGTGCGGGTTGTTGCCAGTAGGCACGTGTTACGCCTTGCTGTTGTGGCTGTTGTGTGGGTTGTTGTTGTGGGGCTTGAACGCCTAGTAGTTGATTTGCTTTTGCAGCAGAAATTGGTGCTTGTACTAGCCCTCCACGTGTAGATGGCTTACGAGTATTTCTTGGATTTTGTGGATCTATTAATAAAACCCTATCACCATCAACTGCTAACTTGAATCTATTCTGCGGATTAACAGGAGGATTAGAAGCGGCAAAGTCGTACAAACTATTATACATTCCGTTCCTTAGGATATCGATCAGCAGGGCGTCGTCAATCAAATTACCGCTCTGTCTTAAGTAATTGAAATAGGCAGGATACATTGATCGATCTAAATTTTCTTGAGTATCATACCGCCTCCAGTCTCTACCTCTTCCAAATAAAGCCGGTGAAATAGTATAGGCTCTACCGTTTGTAGGATTAGTCTGCATAAAAAAGAAATTCCTCTCACCTTGCGGCGTCGATAATAACACCACTCTATCCTCTCCTTCTCCAAATGTTCTATTACCGTAAGGTATCGATTCTACAACGTTTAATAAAGCGTCTTTGTCTACGGTAGCAGAAATATCTTTATTTGTTCTAAATATGTTAAGAACATTCTTCTGGAATGTTTCATTATCTATAGAGTCGTCGAATGCTTGCTGTACTTCTTCGTCATTAAACGGTACCTGTGTTACATTACCTTCTTTGTCTATCTTAAACGAGGTCAGAGAACTTGAATCTAGTATAATCTCACCATTATCAACAGGCTTGACCGTAGTACCGCTCTCTCCGGGTTTCTCTTTTATCTTTTCTACTAACTTTTTAATTACATCGTTACTTATTGCTCCGTCCTTTACTAAATCTACAAAAGTCTTAAAAGGGACTTTTTCTAATTCAGGATAATCTAGTAAATATTTTGATGTTCTTTTTGTCAGTTTTACATTCGGGTAATTATCATCTTCTTGATACAATTGAATCTTTAACGGATCTTCAAAAGTTAACTTTACTATTGTATCACCATCTTTAGCTACATACAGTCTCTCATCAGGTTTTAATTCGTACTTACCGAGTTTAACTAAAAGCTTCTTGACGTTAAAAGGTAAAAATGAGGATGCTAAATATTTTTGATCGACATCTTCAAAGAAGTTTGCCATTATCGAACGTCTTGCCGAATCAGGGAACTTCTCTAGGGCTCTTATGAGGAGAGTAGGTTTAATTACACCGGGAGTGGTAGCTACGAAATTAAGTATTTCTGGATATTTCGCTAAATGGTTTTCTACAAAATCTCTATCGTCTATATCACTAAAGATTCTCTCGTTACCGTTTCGCCCTCTAACGTCTTTCCTGACAACTAGGTATTGTTTCTTTACTGAAAACGGGAATTTAGTCCACTCGCTGTAACTTACAGGATTGTTTTTATACTGCTGTGTTACTTTTTCGCCGGTTGATAGCGGTATGTATTTCAGAACATTCTTAAGGTTTGGGATTTCTCTTAACCAAGGAACTTCTCTTTCGAGTCGATCTAGACTCATTGGCTCTGATTCGTTAGGCGAATTCTCTCTATTTGTATAAACGTATCTTTCGTCTACATCTTCTGTCTCAGGATTTCTAACTTGAATAGCTACAAAGCTTAGTTTATTACTATCAGACAGGTTTGTATTTCTAGCCAGGTAAAAAGTTGGGTAACCTCTTTGTGAACTATACCTGTAATTGGCATAAGAACCTCTAGTTATACACCATTTCTCTCCTTTTCCAAATTTTATACAATTACCTTCTTTACTTCCGTTATATACTGCAATACTATCATCATCGTTGTGGTAGACTACATCCGGTGTTATATCTATTGCTTCAGGTGCTTCATCTCCAGGGCTTGCAGTTGCGAATTTAATAAGTTTAGAAATAGACCATTTATCTAAATCTCTTTGATCGGGAGGTAATTTTTCTTTCCCTTTATCAAAATTCTTAATATAATTTTCTAGATCTTCATCTGTAACATTAATATTTAAATCTTCAGCCTCATCTTTAAATTTTTGAATAAACTTTTTTAAAGTTCCTTCACTGTAGGCCTCATTCATAGAACTAGGCCAATTATACACAGTATGCTCTATGAGCTTGTAGATAAGTTTTTTATTACGCTTAGAAGTACAGGGCGTACATTCTTCTTTTTCTATGTCTACTGATTTCATCATTTTGTTTTACCCCATTTTTTACCTTTACCTGGATCTTTACAAGCTGAAGGTGTTGGTCTACAAGAAGGATATTTAGATCTTTTTTCACCTTTTTGTCTACCGCAAGACTTACATTTAGTCTTACCATCTACCTCTCTACATGTATTACAGTCTACCCATCCTTTCGATCCACCAGAACCTCCTTGTCTTGAAAACCATTTATGAAGAGATTCTTTCTCTTCAGTGATATCTTCTTCTTTTAGTCCTTTCCAAATCTTTCCTTGACGACATCTTACGATTGCACCAGAACGGTAGGCAGAAGGCTTATCATACTTGCGGCGAGCAATACGAAGACAGCGGTCTTCTTTTTCCTCAATAATCTCGTTTAGTATGTCTGATAATTTAATCATATTACCAAGCTCTACAGGACCAGTAACGTGCCTTCCAGCGTGGTCCAGGGTTACTGCATTTATGTCTTGCTCTAAAACTCCTTCTACGGGCAGGATTAGATTTTTTTATTCGCATGTTAGGGTCACCAAAGTTAACCTTCACTACATTACCCTTTGCATTCTTAACATACACAGATCTTTTCTTTGGGCCTCCAGGGGTTAAAAAAGGTTTACCGAGTGATACTTTGCGTCCTCTGTATTCAGCTTCTTCTAATTTATGCTCATACTCCATCAAGTATTCCATCAAACAAGCCTCACAAAATTGATCTGTTTCGTCGATAAACTTTGGATCGAAATCCGATAGATCTTGTTTCAATTCTTCGAATTCTCTCTGATTTATTTCGTGTACGTAGTTTACTACGTCTTCGATCTTTTTAAAATACCATCCTTTATCCTGTAAATGAGCTAATGCGTCAGGATTTTGGTGTAGATAGTTTATAAAAGCTTCAACTCCTGATGAAGTACCGGATAGTTCTTGAATTTCTTCTTCTACATCTGCTCTCACTTGGTGAAATTCACCTGCCCCGTCATCGACCATAGTATGCATTTCATTAGTTCTACGGCTACAATGATGTTTTCCTGTTAAAAAAGGTTTAGGGCAACTAGTGCCCTTTACGTGGACATGCCCGCATTTACCGCAGCATGTACCTTTTTTCTCCTCTAGAGACATATCTTCTCTTTTTAAAGTTTTACCGAAGTATGCATTTGTGAAAATATTTTCAAACCGGCGAGTATCTTGAAATTTTCCTCCTTTTAAAACAGGTTTTTCAAATTTAACTTCTACCCAATCTACCACACCATTTGTACCCCCCTTACCTCCTCCTGCTGCTGCTATTACTATTCCTTTACCGTATTGCTTGTGTTCGAAAGGGCTGCCTTTTCTGTAGTCAGTCCTTACTTTATAGGGTAACGAAGTTTCTGAAGCTTTAATTATTTCTGGTTTCTCTTCTTTCTCGATTACCCTGTTACCGTCAATATCTACTAGAAATTCTGCGTAAGATGGAGTGTATACGCCTGGAGGTCTTACGCCTAGATCTTCTGGTCTCTCTCTTTTAAGGTGATCTTCAATAGTGATCAATATCTGTTCATCATCTGATTTGTAAGTAGGATACATTGTTAGAGCCTTATCGTTGGCTACAACAACTAAGTAGATCGTTCCACCTCCATCCCCGTTAATTATTCCTATATTATACTTCTTGCCATTATGTACCAGTTGAGGAATAAAAACCTTAACGCCAAGATTAACGTTATTAGATCTTCCGACGTTACTAACCTCAAGCCTTGTTAAGTTTTCGTTTAATTTTTCTTGAAGTACAGAAATTAACTTGCTATCGACTTCTTCTTTATTTCTATCTCCGTAAACAGCTTCAGGGAGCTCAATAGCTTTGATTGTACCTCGCTCTGCTTTTCGTTTGAGGTAGTGGTCTGTTCTTATAGCTTCCCATAGTTGCATTAATGCAAGAATTTAAGCTTATATTTAGTTGACTGTATCAAGGTCATTACTTCATCATACTGATTTACAAGAAAAGTGTCTTGAGGTAATGAAGGTAGAATTGCTTCTACGAATTTGCATAGCCCTTCAAAATACATTGCGGGGTTTTCGTCCTCTTTAATCGTACCTGCCATCTTATAATCACGTAAAATACCGTATTTACCTTGGTAACTCTCTACAAGTCCATCTATTAATGGAATAATACCTTCGTAATAGCCTTGTAGAGCAATATGCTGGGCATAAGAAGGTGTTTGCAGGTGGTAGATGTGAGCCTGATTACGACTCTGCATCAAGGTTCCAATAAAAGTTCCGTACTGTTCCATTATTTTTCTTCGATTTCAGGTAATTGCTTTTTAGCGGCTTTAACCATTTTGTGCTTATCTCGCAACCCTTTAATCATGGCCATCTTTCTTTCAGCGAGGTCATGATGTTTTTCAGACATTTCTGGAAGATCAGTAGCATCTTTCATATGACTGTTGATCTCTTTCTGAAGTCTGGCAATATGTTTATCGATTTTCTCTAGAACAGTATCTTTTTTCTTCTCAACTTCTTCTAAATGCTTACGAAGCTCCATGCAAGCTGCTTCTGCAACTAGCTTTGCTTCTTCTTCTTCATTGTAAACTCCGTGAACACTTTGAGGCTCAAACTGTCCCATACCAAAAGCATGTGTTTGATGCATCACATCATCAGGTGTAGACTCAGGTCCGGGCTTTAGAACTACGAAAATCTTACCGATTTTATCCTCGCATCCTGGATGATCCCAGTTTTCTGATATTACTGGCTCTTCAGATACGTGTTGAGGTAGATTTGTGATATCGGGAGTATGTGCAGCCCACTTTTTTGCAATCTTGGGGTGCTTGGCGAACATAAATCGCTGTTGAGCTTGTGATTTAAAGGGCATTTTTATGGATTTTCTCCATTATAAATATCCAGTTTTCGTAGTTCAGCAATCTGTTCTTTAACCTGTTTATAAATGGCTTTTCTATCGCCTCCATCCCATTTTTCGACCTCTCCTTGTTCAGATACAAAGGTTTCTGATTGATCTACCCATTGCTCTAGGGCTGCTTCTAGGTGGTCTAATTCAGCGTTCTTATTACGATTCATAATATTTGCAGAATATTCGTTCCATTCACCGAGACGCTTAATTTCTGACTCCATTTTAATAACGCAATCAAAGCATTTCTTGTGAATACCCCACATTTTTTTGTTGTAATCATTAATTTTCATCAAGTTTCCACATTCTGGACATGTAAGAGGCATTAGTACCAGCTCTTTTATCTTATCGAGCTTGGTAACAGACATTTTAATTCCGTTCTTTATAGTCCATTTCTTACCGTTTTCTTCCCAAACGTCCCCTTCTTTGTGGTCTTGATTACTCTTCTCGTATCCGGTTTGGATTTGAGTTCTAGCACCTGTATCACCGGTGATAATGTTTCGCATCCTCTGTACATCGCGAGGATTGAACTCTTTCTTAAGATTATTTTCCATAACTAAAACTTACAAAACATCTAAATTATATACGCTTAAATTTAATTTTCCGTATTCTCTCATTATAATTCCAGCTATCGCATTAGCATCATTTTCAATTTCTGTCCCAGTTTCACCAGCATCACTATAAATTAGATTTAGTTCCTGCTGCCGATGATGTACTAGTTCGTGAGCAAGACTTCTACATACATCAGCAAGGTTTCTCCCGGTTATAAACACCTTTACTGTCATTTCACCAGGATTATATTCACCGAAAGATCTACGCATCTCCACAAAGCTTCTGTCTTTTACTAAAGAGATTTTCGGAAGAGATTGAATCTCTAGCTCTTTTTTGCAGAAGCCAACAAAGTGTTTTAGTATATCAAGATTCTTCTGGTTCACTTTTGCTCATTTTAGGGGCAAGCATTTTAAATATCTTTGATGCAGCCCCGCGATTGTATGCCGATGTTGGAACAGATTCTTTAAACTCTTCATAGTCCCCCGTCTGTAATAATGTTCTTACATGCGGGGCAGAAGCGTTTGCTTGTCTCTCTTTGACTTTTATCACCTTAACTCTATCCCCGAATTGCTGCTGAAGGGAATTCCCATACTCCATATCATCACTCTCATCATCTCCTACAGCAATATACACAGGATCTACTGTGGGATTCTTTGCTAGAAAATCTATTATAGTTACAACCGGGGATTCTTTAGTTGAAATACGAACTGTTATCTTAGGGTTAGGTTCTGCTTGAAGATACATGTTCCAAATCATAAGAGAGTCTTCCGGCGTAATCCCGTCTATTACTTTCTTACTTATAATGATATATACCTTGTTGATATACGGTTTTGCAGCTAGAGCTTTTGCAGCTTCGTAATGTCCTTTATGTGGAGGCTTGAATCTTCCTGGATAAAAACAAGGGCCTGGTTCGTTCAGAACAGCTTCAGCAATAGTTTTTCCTAGTATTTGAGGATTAATCATACTAGTTATAAATATCTACCCTAAAAGCAATTTAGGTTTTGCACCTTCTATCTCTTCTCTTAGCTCCTCCATATACTTTACAGCTATCTCTATTCTTTCCTTTATTAGAGATGCTTCCTCCTTATCTAATTCTAACCTGTATATAAACATCTGATAGTCGCTAGACACGCGAGGATCAAAGCTAATAAAGTCACACCACTTAGCCTTAGCACAGATCATATTAGAAACGCATTGATAGTAGTAGTTTGGAGCTACCTTCTTGAATTTTGCTGGGCTATCTATCAATCCGTGTTTAAAATGATTGGCAGACTTAAACGGGCACTTTACTTCAATCACTCCATCAGGTTTAACAATACCGTCTGGAGATCCGCCATAGAATTTGTTTACAACAATAAAGGATGCTTTTTCAACCTCTGTTTTTGTAACCTTCGAATAGTGTTCGATCGCTACCGGTTCAAGTTCTGTACCCCAGTCAAGAGCCTGTCCGTGTGCTGGTTCAGTTACTCCGCCGAAATTCTCACATACTTTCTCTAGTAGATAGGTCTTAGCCGTTTCGGTTAGTCCTTTCTCTCCCATTATTTTGTGAATTTCCGAACTAGTGATTTTACCTCTCCTTATCTTAAACCATTCCTCTGATCTTTGTTCAATTAGCATAGTTGCATTTTTTTAAGCAATAACTCACCGAAGGTAAGCTGTTTTGCTGTGTGTAAATATTTTGTTATTTCTTCGAACCCTATTTCTGAAGGATCTTTTCCTTCTAACTCTACCAAGTAAACATCTTTACCTAAGTTAATTAATTCAAGAGCGTAATTAAAAGACTGCTTTAAAGCATCATTATCTAAGACTAAATAAACAGTTTTAACATTACTCTGTACAAGCTTTAGCATTAAAGCCCTTGGAATAGTTTTACCAAACAGAGGTATAGCATTTCTCCTCAACGCTATTGCATCAAATATACCTTCACATAGAATAACAGGTACATTCCAGTTAATAAAGTACTCCAAGCCTATCAACTCATTCTTATTACAAGAAGGAGCATTATATTTTCTACGAGGCTCTTTTTCAAACGACCTTGCTATAAAGTAATTTATACGTCCATTGTTATTGTAAGAAGGAATTATTATAGAATTTGCATACTTTCCTTTTTCACAGTAACCTATGTTATACTTTAAAATATCTTCTTCTGTTATATTCCTACTTTTGATGTAGGCCTTAGCCTGACGGTAGGTTATATTAGTACTTTTTTGAGAAAGGGATATAAACTCTTTAGGCATCTGTACTACTTCATATTTCTTATCTTCTAACTCTACCTTACCGCCCGGAAAGTAGGTCTTCATTTCAGCTATCTGCGCCGAGCTTGCTTGTAACTTTTTTAAGAGAGATACTAAATTACGTCCTTTAGTAGCAGGCTCGCAAGTCCAACAGTGGTAAAAGCCGCTCTTTGGATCTATCTCTAATTTAGGCTTATGATGCTTACAAAAAGGGCAATAGAAAGCATAATTCCCTTTAGTTGAAGGTTTAGATTTACCTAATACACTATGTAAGAGTCCGAGAACTAGACGTGATTGCTCCATCAAATAATATTCTTACTTTATTATAAGAATTTATTCTGGTATTACCAAATCCTTTCTAAAAAACTTAGCAAGTACGTTGTCGTTATAAGACCTGTCAGTTAGTAATACTTCATTTACGCATTGCAAATGTACTTCCCAATAGGTGAGCTGCTTTTTATTAAAGCAAAACTTAATAATCTCTCTACGAAAATGACTTGTTCCACTATCTACGATTTCCTGTAGTAATACTTTATTTGATCCCCAGTAATCTGACCAGTTTGACTCTTTAGTTACTAATTTTTTTGTTGGCTTTTTTCCAGGTCCGGTATGTTCGGCGAGCTCTTTTTTTGTTAGCTTCTTTTTAGTATTAGAGTAGAGGGATTTTTTTCCGATATAAAATCTTCCAGTTCTAAGATTGGTAATTTTATATACAAATCCGATACATCCTTGAGGGAATTTATTTACAGAATCGTATTCTACTACGTTTCCGTCTTCGTACGTAAACCATTTTTTCGACATAAAATAAAATTTAACTATCCCACTTAACGATAAAAGTCATATCTGTATTTGGCGGGATTGGGTAAGGGGTTGCTAGCTTTCCTATTACGAGAAGCTGGTTGTTTTCGTTATAAAGTCCGATAGTTGTAGTGTAGGGGCGGAAGGAGGATCCAGTTACGGTGTCAATTAGTGTTCCGTCTACTATTTCTGCAAAAGAGGCGGTACCGTCTTGGGGTGCGAAGAAGGGTAATGCGGCCGATCCTGTAATAAATTGCTTACGGGCAAAAACAGTGGGATTTTGGGAATAATTAAAGTCGTTTTCAGAGACCCTACATTTTACTTCATTTTGAAATATAGTAGTTTCGGCGGTAAGAGACATCGTACAAGGAGATGATGCGATAAGGGAATTGTAGCTTCCAGATGTTAATAGTACCATCCCTTGTGGGTAAATGATATTGCCTACCTGTTTATAGCTCTGGCTCACGTCTAATACATTACCGTTTCCGTCATCTATTAGATTAAATGTAGAAGAGCTAAAGGAAAAGCTCTGTCGTGAAATTTGTTGACCATATATGCTGACGGGGATCGATATGATTGTGATCTCTGCATTAGATTGAGTCGGGAAATATCTGTTATCAGAGTCTCCGGAGCTAGAGGCAGCGGTAGATTGGAGGTAATTATCGGCTCCGGAGGCGGATACAGGGAATGAGCCGGTTAGGTAGTTTGAGTAGTATAAATGCTTGACAGAGAAATAGTTTAAAGTTTCTTGTGGTATCGAGCCGGTGATAGTTATCGGTCCGTTTACTCCTTTTAAGACCTTAATATTATATCCTGCAAAAGAGCTTGAGTCGAATGAGGAGCTATATTTTAACTTAATAGGAGTAGTGATAACATCTGAAATCAGAAGGCTATTTGCTGCTCTACTCATTATTTTTAACTATTACCAATCCAGCTTAACTCTAATTAGTGCCTCCTTAGTAAAATCTTTTACAAGGGGTACTGACATCTTAGCTACTGCTAATAACTCGCTATTATCATTGTACAGTCCTACAGTTGTAATATAAGTTTGTGGATTATAAATCATTGTAGGCCATAATACGGCTCCAGATCCGGAAGAGAACGTAGGATTTGAGGAGTAGTTATATTCAGCGTTTCCTATTCTTACAAACACGTAGTCGGAAGAGATAGTTTCTTGAGCGTTTAATTGGAAGTTAGCACTACGTGAGATTGCTTGATAAAGAAAAGTGTTATTTGTAGATGTGTAAGAGGCGGAAGCATTTAATGTATAGCTTCCAGATCCGTAGTTACCGTCATCTATTACAAATCCAATACCTCCTGCACCTGCATTGAGTGCGAGTGCTCCAGGGTTTAGAATTATTGTACCGATATCTGGTAGGTAGAATCCGTAAGATCCTGATACGGTATAGCCCTTAGCGATTGCTCCAGCAGGTAGTACGTCGGCTGCTCTTCCGAACGAACCGGATACTAGGTTAAATACTCTACCACAGTCGAGGTAGGTTACAGTTGTTACGTCGTTGCTATTGTCACAAATTGTAATCTGTCCTGCAGATCCAGATAAAGAAAGATTAAATGTACCGGGGAATAGGCTTTCTTTATATCTATTTCTATCAACGTTAATTGCAAAAATACTTGGTGCGCTGGTAGATGCTCCGCCAAAATTAAACCCTTGAGTAGATCCTGATAAAGCAGGTCCATATACCAAGGTTTCATACTGACGGTAAGTTGTCAGTGATGGCGACACGCCAGGAACTAGGGGGTTATACCATTGAGATCCTGATCCGTTTATACTACCGTAAGCGATTGCAAATTGAACTGAGGCTCCGTTTGCGTTACTTTGAGTTTGATATACGTTAAGGTAAAATGCCCCTGCACTAATGGTAGTTGTTACCGTAGATGATGCAGTAAAGAAAGTAGTTAGCGTAGGTTGATTACTACTCCAAGCCGGAGCTGTAATCGAATCGGCGCTAATTACAAAGTCTGTTGGAGCTAGTCTTGTAAATGACATATTCTATTATTGATTTACTTTGGTTATTTGAACAGGGACAAACAATCTAGCGCCAGAATCGCGACCTACAACTGTCAGGGTCGTGTAAAGTACTGTACTGTTTGTACCAAATAACGTATTAACTGTTGTTCCGGTAATATTGATAGTTGTACCGATTACAGTTTTCGAAACATTAGTACCTACTGTTGTAATTCCAGTAGCGTTGAGCGCTGTTGCTTGTGTGGTGTTAATTCCTACTCCGTTAAAGGCAGCGGTAGTTCTTACGTCTCCTATTGTTGCAAGATATCCGGATTGTTCGAAGGTGGAAGTAGCGCCAAGGTAGTTTAAAGTCTGTGGAGTGATTGATAGTGAGGCTCCTTGCTTTAATACAATTGTACTGTATCCGATGCTGATAACTGGAAGTGCAGCGGTTCCTCTAGGTAGAGTAATAAGCTTATACTTCATAATCTCTTGAGATTCAGGGAAGGCTTGGATGATTGGCATATTTTCGATAGCCTCTCCGTAAAAAGCAGATCCTGATGGATGATTTGGATTATACAAAGTATAGTCTACTTCGTCGTCGGAGAGGGAAAACTGTGTAATTTGGAAAGATCCGTTGTTTTGTGCTAGCAGCTGTCTTCCTGTATCTGTCAGAATAGCATCAACAACAACACTAGTATTACTTAAATATGCCATGTTTTACTTGTTTTTCTCTTTATAAATAGTGTAATTTTTTAAATTTTATATACCGAACTCGGTTGGGGATTGAGTGTTTAATACTTGAGATTGAACGGCTGCCTGTAGTGTATTTATGTTCTCCAAAACTTCTGGATTAATGTTCTCAGGTATCAAAAATCCGTACGAAGTCGCTCCAGGGGCTTTGTTGAAGGTCAAAATTACATTCTGCTCATCATTATATCTCTTTAGAAGTAAGAACGGGCCGACTGCTTCTGGCGTTCCTATCCAGTTATCAATTAATTGAGGAGTTACCTGGATTTCTAGCTGAGATAAGTTATTAAAAGATGCAGTTACAACGTCTACATCTTGGTATAAACCGTCGTAATCAAACAGTACTACTTTGTCGCCAGGTTGCGGATTGAACGGATAGTTTATATCTCCGTAAGTGCTGTATAGGCTGCTGGAAACTATGGTAGAGCCGGATAGAAAATAAGGTACAAACTGGTAATTTACAAATTGACTCAAGTTAGCACTTAGAGTTATTGTACTTGTTTGAGATGTTGTATCTGTCAGGCTATATATAAAAGGTTGCGGAATAGTTCCGTTTGCGTATGCATATCCGCCTCCGCCTGCATTAGCGGGCGTTGATGTTAAACTATTATAGGTCCCGGCTGTTACTACAGATGCAGTATAGTTGTCTGTTGTGACTCCGACTTGCTTGAATTCGAACAGTACTTTTGAATTTGGAACTAGGTTAATAGCAGGAGTTGTATAGTCGAAGAATAGAGTAGATCCGGAAATTAGGATCGGGTTTATGGGAGAAGAGCCTGCTGGTAGGAGCGAGAATACTGTAGGGAAGGGTGCGCTAGCGGAATATAGGTAAGGATTCAGCGCTGCATCAAAACTGTAAGGTACGTAAAAAGATCCGTTTCCGGTTGTTATAGAGCACATCGTCAAAGCGGTAGAAGAGTCTCCTATATTTGAAGTGTTTAATACGCCGTTTATATAAAGATCGTAGGGACCATAAACTGTTGCAAATATTTGATCTAAAGAGAAGGTTCCTGAGGCGTCGTCTGTTGTAGTATATAAAGATCCTGTTGTATGACCTCCGGGCTGATTTACAGATGTAAAAGTCTGAGTTTGTAGGGATCCTATCAGTGAGGTTCCGTTCAAATATGCACCCCATGAAAATGATGCACTTTGCACTCCGAATGTTTGTGGATTAGGGAACTGGATGTTTATTCCGAACTTTGCAGTGAACGTTCTCTGACCGGCAATAGAGGCGGTGTAGCTAGCCCAGTTGTCTACAGATCCTGTTGTAAAATCTGCGCTAACGGGATTCTCTCCGTCAAATAGTCTATAGATATTACCTTCTCTAATAGAGTAGTCGGTAATAGAGGCTGAATAATAAGGATTTGCTCCTCCGCTTATAAAGGCGTTAGGTGATCCCGTATTAGTTCCGATAAAGGTTCCTGTTGTACTGCCGCCTACGTATTCGAAATATAGTCTACCAGATCCGCTAAAGTAGAGCTGAGGGGTATAACTGTATCCACTATTGTAGATAGCTTTTATTCCGTCAGTACTTACCTGGTTACTAAATTTTTTATTATCAAACTGCTTTACAGTTGCGGTAGTACCTGCTACAAATATGTTTTGAACATCTTGCCAGTTTTTGTTATTCTGGTTTAATTCAAATAATCCGCCTGATACGTCGGCTAAATACGCAAAGGCGACATTCACTCTTCCGGGAAGGAATGAGCTAGTTGCTACCTGTGTAAAATAGCCTAGTTTATTAGTATAATAGTTAATTACAGGGTCGTTTCCGTAAGATACATCGCTAGCTGAAGAAGAGTTATATTGTCCGGATAAATAGGAGCCGCTGTATCTCGGGATAATGTAAGAGCGTGCAATGTGATTATAATCCTGTATATAGGCGTATTGTGAATATGGTTGCTTGCTCTGATAAATATTACCGTATAAGACTGTTTCGTCTATAGATTGTGTAATAAGACCATAGTTTACTGGTGCAAACTGGGTGGTGTTGAAATCTAAATCTAAAAATCTCTGAGATCTTACAGGGACGAAACTATTATTTAGTAATGGACTTACTGAATAAGTGAGAAACATTATATTTTCTCCTCCGTGTTGTGACGGAGCAACAGAAGAAGTCCATGGGTAGATATAACTTGATACTTCTTCTTGTGAAAAATAATTAGTAGTTGCTTCAATATAACTACCGCTAAACTCACCTGTGAATTTTTGAATATCGTTTGATGAGCTCATATACACAATACCTAACGATTGAGTAAGAGCCATCGATGCAGTTCCGTTATACTGTATTGGTATAGCCTGTACATATGCTGTACTACCTGTTACCGCTCCTCCGTCAGATCCAGTTACGGACAGTAGATAATAGTCTGCATCAAAAGAAGAAGTAGACCAAGTAGGTTCATGTCTTGGGTACTTGTTTCTCTCAAGCATATGAGATTTAATAACGATACCTGTATCGGCGCTAGCTCTCGCAGGTACCCAATCCCTCAACATCTTAAATAAAGAGTTATTATAGAATTTAATAACCCTAATAAAGTCCCAGACATTATACCTACTTGTATATTCGGCGTCAAAGTATGTATTGGCTAGGTCTACAAGAGGTATGTAAGAACTTGAATACTGCAGTATAGGGTTTCCGATTAACTGCATTATATTGAAATAACCGGGCTGTGTAGACGAGGTTACATATCCTGAAGAGGTAATACTTGCGTTAATAGAGTCAGCGGGTGAGAATCCTGCTTGTACTGTATTTGAAGTTTTTTCTAAGTCGTTTGAATAATATTGAATCGTAGAGAAGGGAGATAATAAGCTACTAGATATTTGAGCAACACTTCCCGTAAGAATTCGTGTGTTGGAAATTTCTTGTATACCGGCTACGTCTAGGTAGTTGTATCCGCCATATTCGTGTGTCTGTAGGATTTCTGACGGTACTCCATAAGTTGCAATTAAGGCTTTAATACCTCTCTCCGTACCTCTTGTTTTAAGTAAGTAAGGTAGGTTGTGGTAAAGACGTTTATAGATCTCGTCTTGTATTTGTGTACCCGGTAGGGTTGGGAATGGATTTGCAATAGCTATAGCAGCGGCACCGTATACTGTTGTTCCGTCATAGAGTGAATTAACATCATCCCAGAATCCTACATAATCGGCGTCAGAGTACGGGAATGTAAGTACATATCTGAATATTAATTCTTCACCGACTGGTGGTAAAAATAAGGATGAGCTTAAATATAAATCAGTACTTGCAGTCACACTTCCAGAGACAATTGTACTTCCTGAAGGATATATGCTACTGCTTGCATAAACTACTCTTGAATAATCACTAGAGGTTACAGGTAAATTGGATCCGGTTTCGTTTATTCCTAAGAGAGAATAATAGAGATTATCTGTAACGCTTGTATTTGTATAAAGTTTTATTCCAAAACTCTGCAAGGCTTCAGATACTTGGTCTAATGAAATACCTACAAAAGGATTATTTTCTGCCGAGTAGCGATTACTTAGGTCCTTTTGGTAGATCCAAATATTGTCGAAATGCTGACCTATC